AATGTAGGAATCCTTTTCGGACTATCAGTGTTTTTTATTTCAGACCATTTAGGGTGATAATAATAACCTTTTATTATACCGTCTTGAGCTTTTTCAGCTCTCAACGTTTCCATAGGAAAATGAAGTATATTCATAATCTTGGTCTTATTTCTGTTGTATACTACTTGTATTGCAGCTTGACCTAATAATTTAAAATCGTTTACTACTCTTTTAACTTGATCAGGTTTTAATAGCTGTTTCATTTCAGCATACATTTCAGGTTTCTCAGAACTATCTGTTGCGTCTAACCCTCTACCATAAATCATATCTACGATACCGTTGACACAACAAGAGTTAGTAGGGCTGCTTAAATACAAGTCTATTAGGTTGTCAAAGTAATCATTGTTTTCTCCATAAGTTACCCAATCATTCTTATAATGTTCCTTTATTTCAGGAATCGTATATCCTTGTAAATTAACAACTCTAATATTATCCTTGAACTCTTGTGTTTTTCTTCTTCTTGCCATATTAAATTGTTATGTATTTTTGTCCTGTAGGAGATGCAGTATGCTCATCATACTTACCTGTATTTAGTGTGTGCGGTATTGTTCTATCTGTCTTAGAAGTACAATATACTTTATCTCTATATAATAAATTACCAGACCTAGTGAGTTCAATAGAATATAACTTACCTTCTGATAATATGCTAAACGTACAAGGTAAATTTATAAAGTTACCAGTATACGTTGCAGTTAAACCTGTTAAGGTTTCTGTTTTTCTTGTACCGTCTTCTGTAATTACGAGCTGAACCAGACTATCTTCTTTATAAGATCTTGGTACAAACCGTAACGTTTGAGAAGTTGTAATAGGTTGTAATACTATCATATATAGATAATCAAAAAAGTACAATAGTGTTTTAATAAAAAAGCCCCGCTTAATGCGAGGCTTTTTACAAAGGTTATGAAATCATTAATTTCCTCCTCCTGGTATTCCAGCTTGATTGTCATCTACATCTACGTCAGTGACAGTTCCAGGTGTTACTGTAACAGCAACGGCACTTCCGCCATTGTTGCTAAAGCTTAATTGTGTATCTGTCTCAGCAGATACGTCACAGAAATTAGCAGGAGCTCTTTCTCCTCCAGTTAATGTTAACGTATATCCACTTAAATCTCCCATAGCTGAACCTGAAGAAATTGTTCCTCCTGTTACATCCATACCGTGTTCAAGACCTGAGATAAAATAATTGTCGTTGTTATCTTTGATAATAACGTGAGGTCTTCCAAAAGACAATAATTTTAATTGTTTATGATCTTTTGCAGTAAGTTTAGGTAAAACCAATGTTAGAACTTGCTCAAAGAACGTTCCTCCTGTATCTGTTGAAGATACAATTGTTTGTTCTAAATTGGAGTTGCCTTTAAGGTCGTATCTAAAAGCAGTAGCAGTACCAATTGAAGCAACATTATCTTCGGTGCCAGAAGTGGTATTCATTACTGGACTGTAATTTGTATCTCCGTAATTAACGAAGTAAACTGCTTTCAATCCACCTACTGAGTCTTTACAGGGTCTTTGTCTTCCTTGTGATAAATCGCAACTCATATTATAATAGTTTTAGTTAATGGGCGGTAAACCCGCCCATAGATTATACAATAGTTTATTATGCTAAAGTAAGTAATACTAGATCACTTCCAATTCCATATTGAACGCCACTTGTAAATCTCATAATTACTCTTACGTTTTGAGATCCATCAAGATCAGCCATATCTAATACTTTTACTTCATTGTGGTCAGAAATTAATCCTGTACCGAAATATAAGTTAGATTTTTGTCCAGCAACGATATGATCTGAAGGCATACCTGGAGCTAATACTAGCTCGATACCGTCAAATGATAACGCGTTACCTTGATTGTACCATTGGTTACCTCTGTTTTCGTAACCTGCAGCACCTACACCGTTAGCAGCATATCCGCCTAAGTGTCTAATGTATGCTTGAAAAGCAGCTCTTGGTACATAAATTTTTAAATCTTCTTTTCCATATAATGCAGAAGGTATAGAATCAACAACATTTCCTAATAATGTTACAATGTTTGAACTTGAGAAAGAAGTCTCAGAACCATTAGAAGCATCATTTACGTCAGAGTCAGCAGCCATTAAAACTGTGAATCCGTCAAATTCTCCTGCGTTTCCGTTTACACCTCCCCAGATGTTTTGCTCATTCTTTTCTGCAACTAAACCTGCAACGTGTCCGATTAAGAAATCAGAGAATTTTGGAGGCATATTTGAATATGCAGAATATCCCATCTGAACAGCTTCCCAGTCAGAAATAAAGTCTTTTTTACAAAGCTCTAAGTTTACTTGGAACTCTTCTGGTTGTAGGATTCTTTCAGTTAAAGTAACAGTAGCAGTATCTGTAAAGTCACAAGTAGCATTCTTAATTACGTTAGAATCAGTTGCAACTTTTTTGATTACTTCTTTGTACTTAATGTTTGGTTTAATCTCAATGTTTCCATTTTCGATTGTCGGAGACGATAATAAAGCAGCAGATATATACTTGCCACTAAATTCGCCTGCGTAAGTAGTAGTTATACTTGTAGTAGTAGCCATAATTATTTAATATTAAAAGTTTGATATTTTGTTAAATACAACGTCTCTAGTGCTCATATTTCTTTTTTGAGCGTATAGAAACTCTTGTTTTTTACCTACTTCAGATTCAGGGCTATGTTTAATTGGCTCAACCTCTGGCTCCTGGGCAGATAATTTTTGTTTTTCTTCAGCTTCTAGTTCTTGTGGAACTTCTAAAGCTTCTTCTTCTTGAGATAGTTTAGAAACCATTGCTTTTACTTCAGCAATTGCTTTTGCTAGCTCTTCTTTAGTCACAAAGTCTGATTCTTTTGGCTTAGGCATTTCTTCCATTTCTTTGCCATCTTTATTGCCATAACCAGCTTCGATTTCTTCAGAAAGTTCAGTTGTTTCTTCGCTTTCTTTTACTTCTTCTTTTTGCTCACTTAAAACAACTTCTTCCTCTTTAACTTCAATGTCAGACTCTTCTTTCATTTCCGCTTCGGGTTGTACTTGCTCTTCGTCAGCATTCAAAAGAACGTTTTTGAATTTTTCTACGATTTCGCTTGCTTTCATAATAATAAAATATATATAGTTAATTAATTATTTATCTGTCTGTTGTATTTTCAAATTTTACCAATACCTTGATTGATCAAATAACCTTTACAACATTTTCTTGAATATGTTTTACCATCTGCACATAAGCAGCCGCGTCTTGAAGAACGCGGACTGGTTGTACTTACTGTTAGTTTTTTTTTGTTCATTTCTTAGAGCTTTTAGGATGTTTAGCGGGTAGTAAATCATAGTCAGTTGTATACTTGGCATTTTGTGGTCTTCCGTTTCTCACCAGGTACATAAAAGCGTTGACTCTCGCGTGTGCCCACTGTGAAGCTGATTTTACATTAGGAGAATGACTTGTATTGAATGCTCCTAGTCCTCTTTGAAACACAGAAGCTAACATTCCTACTGTAACACCGTACCCTAATTTCTCTTTATATCTTTTATTGAAATCATCAGCTTTTTTCTGTAAAGAAGCTCTGTCTTTTGCAGAAACTTTAGCTCCTGTTTTGCCAGATGCGTCTCCTTTAGCAGTTCCTTTACCTTTTGGATTTTTATTAGGTGTGTCTGACTTAGGTGCTTTAGGACTTTTTCTTACTCCTCCTCTTGGTCCAACTTCTGCATAATTATCTGTCTTTTTTACACATTTGCCATTTTTCTTTACAAATCCTTTAGGACAAGAATCTTTTAATGAATGTTTTTCACAAGGCATATACCAAATCTTACCTTCGTAATCGTGTTCGTGTGATCCTTTACAGCCAAGATCTAAAGCTGCCTTTTCTGCAGCTTCTTTACTAGAGAAAGCTAATCTATCATCTATGATAGCAAATTCTTCATCTATAACCATAGATTTTAATTTCAACTCTCCTAACTCTTTTAATTTACCTCTTGACCAATTTAAACCTGCTTTTCCACCCCATAATAAATATGAAATAGTACCGCAAGCTTTAGAATCTCCTGGATCATAATAAGTTTCAGCTCTAGACAAGTAAGAATACATTCTTTTTATTGTTCCAACTGATAATTTTTCTCCTCTAGCTAATTGTTGAGCTCGAATCTTACCTACACTTGTCGCACACTTATTATTGACCTTCTTATTGAGTTCAATACCTCTTTTAGCATTGTTTCTAACACCACTTCCATAGTCACCATACGTTTCAAGTTCAACATCCAAAACATCTGTAAGTTCTTCTAATAAAGAAAGTGCTTCTTGCTCTTTTTTATCTTCTTTTATTGCATCTACAAAGTGACCTTCAATAGAAAAACCTTTTACTTTACCTGTTTTTACGTAATTATCCCAGATTTCATCATTATTTACCTTCATAGACACCATCCAAGTTCCTACAGGTACATTAAAACCGTATTTTCTCGATTTATCTTGTTTTTCATCTTCTACAATCCAAGATTCTACAACAGAAAGCCCATTAAGTTCAATCTCGTGTTCTAGAGTAGAGTTATTCTGATTGCCTTTAGTCAAAAAAAGCTCTGAGGCTTTTTTGACAGTTTCTTGACTGAAATAAATATAATATTCTTCTTCTCCATTTGATCTATATATCTTTTTATTAGGGATTAAAGCTGCTCCCATTAAGATCTTCTTTTCTTTATCAACTTCAGCAAGTTTTATTTCGTGTGATGCAAGTGCAACAAAATCTTCTTCTATTGCAGGTTCGTCTACAATAGAAATTGCTTGTATTCCTGCAAAATCACTTTCTTCGTCTATAACTAATTCGACAAGTTTTATTTCTTCCATACTTAGTAAATCTTTTTTTAGTTAATTTGTTTTGTTTCTTATCCTAGTTTAGAACCTTTAATTATATTACGTTCAAGAGCTAATCCAGATCTTACATCTCCTGTTACAACATAAGCTTTAACAGGTTCTCCAGTTCTTTGTGCAATTGCTTGAGACAATTGGAATTGTTGACCTGTACCTACTATGTTGAATGTAGGATCTTGTCTTCCGCCTCCAGTAGCACCCGCTCCACCTAATCCAGAAACTCTAGTTGATCCAGGAGCTGCACTAGGAACGAATTGGGTTTTTCTTATTGCGTCAACTTGTTTCAAGCCAAATACAGTTGCAGCAGCAGCAGCAGTAAATCCTAAAGCAGGACCAACTATAGGTATGCCAGATAAAGCTTTATATGCTTTAACTGCCATTTCATAAGTATTAATTAGTGCTTCAGCTATAGAAACTGCTTTTTGAGCTTTAAATGCTTTTTCAGCAAGCTTGTCTCTTTTTTCTTGCAAAGCAACTTCATTTCTTTCTATTTGATTATTTATAGCTTCTTTTTGTTCTGCGGTTAATTTTTCATTGATAATCCTCTTTTTTAATTCATTATTAATAAGCGTCGTTTTTCTTTCTTCCTGAGATATTTCTGCGTCTATTTGAGCAGTAATAGCATCTATGCCAAACTTTAATGCTTCAGCTACTTTTTTAGCTTTTTTAAGCAGCTTGTCTCCTTCATCTTCTATCTCATCTCTCAGCTTTTTTAGGTTTTTATCAAACTCCTTTTGAATTATTTCAAATCTTTTATTACTAAAAAATTCAGTAACTTCAGTTTTAAGCTTTTCAACATCAATAACAGCTTTTAATTCTTCTGATAAATTATCTATTCTTTTTAATATTGCTTTTTCTTGGTCATTTAATATTTCTATTTCTGTTTTTTCAGATATTTCTTCTCGTATTTTACCAAACTTTCTAAACTCTTCTATGAAAGCATCTGCGTCAATTAAATTCTCATCTACAACTAAAGGATCTTTAAATTCATCGAAATATCCCCTAAAAGCTTCTTCAAAAGACATAGCAATATCTTCAACCATCAAGAAGGATGAAATTTCTAAATCTTCCTGCAAGGCTTTTCTAGCTGCGTCTGATTTAGCTTTTGCTATTCTAGCAACTAAAACTTGATATTCTTCAGATTTTATATAATCTTTTTCTTTTACATTTAAAGCTTCCTGTCTATCTATAAACAAATCAAGTTCAGCTTCTAATAATTGAACATCCCCAGATAATCCTTGTATTCTTTGGGTTTCAATATCTATTCTTCTTTGATTTAATTCTTCTCCTATTTGACCTAATGTTCCAGCTCCAGTCCTAAGAGATTCAATATAACCTTCTTCGTAAATTCTAGTTTCATCTATAACAACCCCAAGCTCTCTTAATTTTTTTACTCTTTGATCTATAAGGTTTAATGTAGATTGATTTGCTTCATTAAACTCCTCTAATGATTTATTTGCATTTCTTTGACTGTTTCTGTTTCTGTTTATTATTTCTACTTGACCCTCTAGTCTTTTTATTGCTTTTAATATCTGTTTATCTTGTTTTCCTAGTTCTTTGTTGTTTTCTTTTATTTCTTCAGTTAAGTCAAAAAAATTGGATCTTAGTTTTTTGGTCGCTTCATTTGCTTTTTCAACACCCATAATAAAACCTACAATATCTTTTTGGAATTGCTGTAGAAGGGATATTAATACTTGAAATATCAAGATGATTCCTAAGGGTCCTTTTGCTAGCTGTCTACCTAATAATGAAAATGCTTTTGTTGTACCTCCAGTTTTAGCAACTAATGTCGTAAATAGTGTACCTAATTGAGATAAGTTGTTTGTAATCGCTGTAATACCGAAAGGTAAATCTGATATTGTTCTACCAAATTCAGTAAGCGTTGCACCTGCAAGACCTGCAGATGAAATCATATCGTCATTTACCTGTTTGTTTTGTTTTGCAGTTTTATTATACTTTTGACTGCTTTTTGTAACATTCTCGAAAGCCTTAGACAAGTTATTAGTGTCTTTAACTAAACCTGGTATTCTTACTTTTAGTTCGTTGTCGTCAAGAATGACTTTTATTAAAAATTCATCTCTATTAGCCATTTTTAAATCGTTTATGTTTTGTTATTGCTTCTTTTAAATTGCTAGGAGCTTCATATTTACCCTTAGCTATGTCGATATATGGAGATACTCCATAATAATTATCTAGTTTTAATAA